AACGGTTACCGATGATCTAGGTAATACAGCAACCATTACATCAGCATTTGGTAGCTTGATTGGTATTGAAGAAGTTGTAGATTCCGGAGCGTTTCATCAATCGGGTGATGATGTTGTTATCACATCTGCTGGTGCAACTGCTGCGGCCAGGGTGGCTGCCACAAATGATCAAGGACCTGTAACATTTCGTATCAATAGAGGTGGTAGTGGTTATCGTTTAGGTCAAACTGTCATTGCAATAGAAGGTGGATCCGGTACTGGCGCGGCCGCTGTGGTTACATCTCTTTCTAATACAACATTTGTTAGTCTGAATACAAATCAAATTGGTGCCTTACAAAATGTTGTTCTCAATACAGGATCTACATTTGTTTCTCTTGGTACTAATTCTGCTGCTGTATCGGCAAATCTTGCTGCGGCTAATATATCATCACAGCTAGTGACATCATTGAATTTTGCAAATTCAGTTGCTGGTACAATTAATGCAATATCCGTAACAAGTGTTGGTAAAAATTATGTTCCTGAATTACCAACAGTAACTGTTACAGATCAGGTTGTATTTGAGCAAGCTTTACCTGGTCAAAATGGACAATTTAAGGGTGGTGATGCTGTCATTGCTGTCATACGAGCACCAGGTGCAATTACACGACTTGAGGTAATTTCATCCGATGCATCGTTTGATAAATTTGCTGATGCAATTGTTGTCAATTCTCGCGGTGTAGCACCAACTATTGATACTAATACAGATCAAGCTGGTATTACAAGACACACAATCAGAAATACAACATACAATGCTGATATCAAACCAATTATCTCAGGCGTTATCAATCAGCCGGGTAGATATATTGATACCAAAGGTTTTCTAAGCTGGAATATGAGATTACAAGATAATGATTTCTATCAAGAATATTCATATCTAATTCGAGTGACCGAGATTGTTGACAAATACCGCGATGTAGTTAAGAGAGTATTACATCCTGCGGGTTCTAAGATGTTTGGTAGCTATCAGTTTGTATCAAATACTGTATTGACGCACAATCATGGTTTTGTTTATAGTCAACAAGCACTACTACCAATACCATTAAATGTTAATAAAGCAATTCTTATGTCTGCAAATGTATCTGTAGACGCACAGGATAGTCAGCCAGTAGGACTAACATTTAATTCGTCTGGTAAAAGAATGTATGTTATTGGTACAAATCAAGATAAGGTATTTCAATATAAACTAGCAACAGCTTTTGATGTGTCTACAGCAACTTATATGTCTAAGAGCATATCGATTGCAAATACATCTACATCTGGCCCAGGTGATACAGAACCACGTGATGTTCAGTTTAATCCTGAGGGCAACACAATGTATATTGTTGGTACAACTAGAGATACTGTTTATCAATATTCATTATCAACTGCTTGGGATGTATCAACTGTAACATATTCATCAAAAAGTAAAGATGTTTCTGCACAGGAGACAAATCCTCAGTCGCTTGCATTTAGCGATGATGGTTATAAGATGTATATTCTTGGTTCAACAAATGACAGCATATTTCAATACACACTATCAATACCATGGGATGTATCAACTGCAACTTATGCATCTAAATTCTTATCTGTTACGTCGCAGGAAAATAGTCCATTAGCTATGGCATTTAGTAATGACGGTAAGAAGGTTCTTGTTGTCGGTAGCACAAATGATACTGTTTATCAATATTCATTATCAACTGCTTGGGATGTGTCAACGGGCTCTTTTGACAGTAAAAGTTTATATGTTGGTAATCAAGAGGCCGCACCTCATGCATTAGCATTAAGCACCGATCAAACCAAAATGTTTATTCTTGGTACAGCAAGTGATATAGTTTATACCTATCAAAGGTCTACCTAGACCTGATAAATAATCGAACTAGGAAAAGGTTAGATGACAAATAGAATCACCCCATTTTTTAGATTGAATACTGCAGATCAGTTGAAGGAATCATTTGATGAACCTTCTCCTACTCGGCTTTATATGTTTGTTGGTAGGGTGACACCTTTTGCCAATGATTCATTACCACCTGCAATAACAAATACACAATTTACTACAGAATTTGATGTATATAAAGACATGATTGCAATGAAACGTATCAATTCAAATGATATTATATCTGTTGTACCACGATATAGCTGGACAAATAATACTGTCTTTACTCAATATAATGATAAAACTGCAAATTTTTATGACAAAAATTTTTATATCATTACTTCAGAAAACAACGTTTATAAATGTATTGATAATCATAGCGGCGCAGCATCAACCGAAGAGCCTTCGGGGATTAGCACATCAATTATTAGCACGGCCGATGGATATCGTTGGAAATTCTTATTTGCTGTTACTACAGCCGATGCACAAAAATTCTTAACATCAACTTATATTCCAGTAAGACAGCTAACTGCCAATAACGGAAGCGCACAGTGGTCCGTGCAGCAAGCCGCATCTAATGGTTCCATAGATCATGTGGTGGTAACATCAAATGGCAGCGGATATTTAAGTACATCAAATACATTTTTTTCTATAACTAATTCAACGACTGTAAGATTACAAACAAATGCATTGCAGATTGATGGTGCATATACAGGATCAACACTTTATATTTCTTCAGGTCTTGGTATTGGTCAGCTAAGACGTATTACAAAATATATTGGTACCGGCCGTATTGTAACCGTCAATGGTGCATTTACAATTACACCAAACACTTCATCAACATATTCAATTGCGCCCACTGCTCTAATCACCGGTGATAGTGGAGCCACGGCCGCAATTAGAGCTACGGCCCATGTGTCTAATACATTTGGTGGTCAAGTTCGTAAAATTACTATAGTAACCAACGGCCGCAGCTACTCATTTGCAAATGTTGTCATTACGGCAAATACGACATATGGTTCTGGTGCGGCAGCACAAGCTGTGATATCTCCAAGAGGTGGTCATGGTAGTAATGCTCGCAATGAACTAAATGCTAAAGACTTGATGCTTTCAATATCCGTATCTGGTGGCGAGTCAAATACATTTCCTACAAATAATGATTTTAGAACAGTTGGTATTATTAGAGATCCTAAGCTCAGAAGCGGACCTTCGGCAAATGCTTCGGTAATTGATCAATGTCATCGTATTGTATTGCAAAATGTTACTGGTGACTATACTGCCGACGAAGTTGTAACTGGTGGAACAAGTGGTGCGAAAGCTAGAGTTGTTTATTTTGCAAATACTAATGCAGCTAAATCAAAAGGTATTCTTAGAGTAATACGGTTATCAACAAATGGTATTGGTCAAGGATTTGCACAAACCGAAACATTGACATCAGCCTCTTCTGGTGTAACAGCTACTATTATCAATGCCGTAAAGCCCGCTATTAGAGAAAATACTGGAGATGTCTTATACATAGAAAGCAATCCGCCAATTGTCAGAAAACCAGATCAACTTGAAGAATTTAGATTTGTCGTGACGTTTTAAGGAATAAGAGGAACAGATGGCATCTATTGCTAACACCGTCACGATTTCAACGGATCTAAATGTAGATCCGTATTATGATGACTTCAGTGAGTCTAAAAATTTTCATCGTATTCTATTTCGTCCTGGTCTAGCAGTTCAGGCGCGCGAACTTACTCAAATTCAATCAGTTTTGCAAAATCAGATTGATCGTTTTGCCGAGCATATTTTCAAAGAAGGCAGCATTGTTCGTGGGTGTGCTACAACTTTAGATCGCGATGTCATTTATATGAAGCTTCGTGATAAGGCATCTAATGGTACAACTGTAGTCAATGTTTATTCCTTTTTGTATAAAACCGTCACTGGATCTACATCTGGTGTTTCGGCTAATGTCATTGAGGTAAATGACGGATCAGAAGCTAATACACCAAATTTCAAAACTCTATTTGTAAAATTAACTGGTGCTAACGGTGCTCGTCGTACATTTGCTAATGGCGAAGTTTTAACTGCTTCGGGTGGTGGTGGGCTTACAGCTAATCTTATTACATCATCGGCCACTGGATTTTCAGCCCTAATGAAAATCGGATCTGGTGTAATCTATGCCAAAGATCATTTTATTAGAGCCGATGAAAATACCCTAGTATTATCAAAATATAGCTCAAATGCTTCTGTTCGTGTCGGATTTGATGTTGTTGAATCTATTATTAAAGAAGCCGACGATTCTACCCTTTTAGATCCAGCATCAGGTTCTTATAACTATGCAGCCCCCGGTGCGGCCCGTCTAAAACTTTCATTACAATTCTCAAAGAAAGCTTTGACTGATACGGCCAGCAATAATTTTGTTGAGCTAATTCAAATTAAAAATGGTGTTATTCAGACACGTTCTGATACAACTCAATATAATTTGCTGCGTGATTATTTTGCAAAGCGTACTTATGATGAGTCAGGAAATTATGTAGTTAATGGACTTTCGCCTAGATTACGTGAGCATCTATTAAGCGGAAATAATCAAGGTGTTTATACTGCAGGTGAAGGTGGAAGCGCATCTAAATTAGTTGTTGAAATTAATCCCGGTAAAGCTTATGTTCAAGGTTTTGATATTGAACAGCTACAAAGCGCACGAGTTACCCTTGATAAAGCTACTGATTTTAAATCAGTAGAACAAGCATCTGCACTAATCGATTATGGTAATTATGTCATAGTTGATAACGTTGTTGGTGGTTGGGATGTAAATTCTCAGGGCTTAGTCAGTCTCAGATCACAACAAGCAAATGCAGTTTCAACAAGAAACTATTCGACTACAAATTTTCCAGCAACACAAATTGGTACTGCTCGTGTTCGTGCTATTGAACATTATACCGGTACACCAGGTCTTCCCTCTACACAATATAAACTCTTTCTAACAGATATCAATATGTCTGCCGGATTTGGATTTGCAAATGTTCAATCTATTGCTTTTAGTGCCGGGGCTGGCCAGGCTAACGGCAAGGCTGATATTTTAGGGTCAAATGGTAAAAACGCAAATACTGCTGATTCATCGTTTGACACAGCCGTATTTCGTTTGCCTGCAACAGCTATTCGCCGTCTACGTGACACATTAGGTAATATTGACAACGATTTCCCATTCAAGAAGTCATTTGATATTACATTTGGCACAGGTGGTACAGCATCTGTTGCTTCTGGTTCTGCCAGCGAAACATTTGCAGGAAGCGGTGTTATATCTTCGGCTACAGGCCGTGCCAACTATTATGTTGTTGCTAGAGGATCTACAAATACCGCGGCAGTTAGCACTTTAAGACTAAGCACAACAAGCGGATCAAATACTATAACTCGCTCTAATAGCTCAATCGATTTAACAACTAGATTTAGTGCAGGTGAATTAATTCGTGTTGCAAATACGGGTGACTTTATTGTTACATCTGTATCAGCATCATCTTTGAATACCTTATCAACAGCTGGTGCTACCCGCACAAATATGCGAGTTCATAAGCTTATAAAACAAGGTCAGGTATTGGATTTTGGTGGTAGCGGTGGTTTAGCTGGAGCAGCTCGTACCATCACAGTATCATCTTCAACTCAAACTGATTTTGATCTGAAAGAAACTCTTGGTGCATCGCTAAATGCTACAGTAATTGCTGAACTCTCTAAAGTTGATGGTCAAGAAGCATCAAAAACGGTCAATCGTAATCGTTTAGTTCAAATTAGAATTGGGGCTGGCGGTGGCACATCTTATATTGCCAATACTACTGGACCATGGCCTTTAGGTCTATCCGATGGATTTAAGATTGTATCAGTTCGCAAGAAATCTGGATCAAACTTTTCAACTCTGACTGAAGGGACTGATGTCACCAATAGTTTTAGTTTAGATTCGGGTATGCTTGACGGGTATTATAGTCATGCACAGCTTGTAAATAAATCTACTAGTGGATTATCAATTGCTTCTGGTGATCGTTTGCTTGTCAAGCTAGATTATTTTACGCATAGCTATTCTACTGGTGTTGGATATTTCTCGGTTGATTCATATCCCATCGATGATACAAATGCAGGTGCTGACCCAACTAAGATTTTTACATATGAAATTCCAGTATATAATTCTGCACGAACGGGTAATAGATTTGATCTAAGAGATTGCATTGATATTCGTCCTCGTATGACGGATACTGCAAATAGCGTAACATCTCTTACAAATATTTCAATTAATCCGAAATTATCTACATCATTTGATCAGCCATCGGGCGGTCTGCGTTTTATGGCGCCAGGTGAAACATTTGAAGCCGATCTTGATTATTATCTACTTCGCAATGATAGAATTGTGCTTGATCGTGATGGTAATTTTGTTGCAATCAAGGGAGTTTCTTCTTCAAATCCAGTAACACCTGATGAGCCCACTGATACTATGTCGGTGGCCACTGTAAATCTATCACAATATCCATCTCTACCTGATGAACAAGCTCGTCGTGTAAATCGTGGTGATCTTGCTTCTAAAATATTTCCGATTACAAATCCGCGCTTTACTATGAAAGATATTGGCGTTTTACGAAATCGTATTGAAAATCTGGAATATTATACTACATTAAATTTACTTGAGATGGATACAAAAAATCTTCTTGTGCAAGATGCTGCGGGTAATAATCGCTTTAAGAATGGTATTCTAGTTGATGCTTTCTATGGCCATAACGTGGGTGATGTCACAAATTCTGATTATAAGATTTCGATAGATCCTAATTATGGAGAAGCTCGTCCTCCATTTAAGCTTGATTGTGTTGAACTTTTTTACAATGCTGCTAATTCATCAAATGTGGTTCGCACAAATACTACAGTTGGTGGAATTGCGCGCGATCAGATCATATTCATTGCAAATAGTCAGTCTGCATTTGCTAATGATTCTACTGTAACATCTGGTGGAACAACAGCTACAGTTCGATTCAAAGTAAATAATAAATTATATGTTGAAGATGCAACAGGTAATTTCTCAACATCGGCCTCAATCACTAGTGGTGCAGTATCTACAACTATTTCAGGTGTTTATGCAATACCCGCAGGGGAATTGCTTACCCTACCATATTCACATGAAGTATTCATTAGACAAAAATATTCATCGACAACTAGAAATGCTGCGGGTCTTTTCTGGAAATGGAAAGGTAATATAACTCTTGATCCACCAACTGATTATTGGGTAGATACCGTTCAATTACCTGATGTTCTTATTAATATTGATAATTTTGATGATAATTGGGAACAAAATGGTGCTTGGGGTACTGTTTGGAGCGATTGGCAAACCAATTGGCAATCAACAAATGAAACTCGTGAGTGGGTGGGGGGCGGGGACCCGCGCGGATTTGGCGTAAGGGTAACAACTACTACCACTAGTAGTCAGACAAGACAAGGTGTTCGCACAAAACTAATACCTAAGGTTACAGTTACTAGCACCGGCCCTAGAGTCAAAAGCGTAAATATTGCACCGTTTATGCGTTCTCGATTAATTAAATTTACCGGTAATGGTATAAAGCCTGGTGCGCGCCTATATCCTTTCTTTGACGGAACTAGTGTATCATCTTATGTGACACCAACAAATTCATCCTTTGCAAATACTGCAATTGAGGGTGGGTCTCTTACTGCTGTATCTAACGGTAATGTATATGGTATATTCAGAATCCCATCCGATCAAAATACGCGATTTAGAACAGGTAGTCTGATATTCAGACTTACAGATTCTCCTTCAAATGATACTAAACAGGGCACATTTACTACAGATGCGGAGGGTATCTATACCGCTCAGGGTCTAATACAAGAAGTTCAAAATACAATTATAAGCACTCGCACCGCAGAAGTTGTGCGAGAGAATGTATCTGAAGATCGTTTACAAGAAGATATTAGGGTTCGCTTTGAAGATCCTATTGCACAATCATTTACTATGGATACAAATGCGATAGGTAAAGTTTCCGGATCTGGTGCATTTGTTACCAAAGCTGATATTTTCTTTGCAACTAAAGATTCTGTTCTTGGATGTGAAGTACATATTCGTGAAATTGATCCGCTATCAAATACAATTACTCCGCGAATTGTTCCATTTAGTCGTGTAACATTGATGCCAACAGAAGTCAATATAAGCTCTGATGGTTCAGCACCTACACCGGTGTATTTTCAATCTCCGGTATATCTACAGAATGATAGAGACTATGCAATAATTGTAAAGCCTGTTGGTAATAATCCAAATTATAATGTGCATGTTTCACGTCTTGGTGAAGTTGATACATTAACTGGTGATCGTATTACATCTCAACCAGCCGCAGGTATGCTATTTGCATCTTCAAATGATAAGGTATACAGCGCGATTCAGGAAGAGGACTTAAAGTTTACACTTTATGTTGCAAACTTTGATAAGTCCGTCACAGGTTCTGTTGTATTTAAGAATGAACTTCGCGATTATCTACAGATTACCAATGCTTCGGCCGCATTTATTCGCACAGGTGAAGAAGTGCATGGTGAAACCATTCTTGTCGGAACATTTGCAAATACTAAATCAGTTAATACTGGTGTGACATTTGTTCAGGGTGTAACTTCAGGTGCAACCGGCACAATTTCTCGCTTCAGTTCCACACAGCTACGCGTGCGTAATATATCACTAACATCAAAATTTAGAGGTGGTGAGCAAATTCGCATTCGTAATACAAATGCGACAACTGGTGTAATTGTTGGTAATTCAAGCGGTGGTATTACATCAGCTACAACACCAACCGGACGTGTTGCTTTCTATGATTCTGTTTCTTATGCTAATACCTATTTGCACCTAGCTAATGTAGCATTTACAAATAGTGGACCTGCATCGGGTCCAGGTAGAGTATTTTTTGCTAATAACTTTGTTCGTGGACAGATCAATGGATATTTTGCTCGTATTGTAAAGCTTGATCGTTTGCAGGCTGATACTATCAATATTTCGGCGGATTTCTTGAGACCCACAAATACAGTGATATCATTCTCGGGTAAATTTGCCACTAGCAATACAGCTAGAGACTCATCTTACATTGATCTAAATGTAAATAATGATACTGAATTTGTTGCACCTCGTTTTATTCTAAGCCGTAGCATGGAATCTAATACATCGATTTCAGGATCATCTATGGGTTCCACTCGCTCTGGTGAAATTAAGGCTACTTTGACAAGCACCAGCAGATATGCTTCGCCTGCTCTTGATGTCAAACGTATCTCTGCAATTACCATAGAAAATCTCATCAATAATGATACAACAGGTGAGGCTAATACAGTAAGTGGTGGTAATGCAAAGGCCAAATATATTACAAAGAAGGTAACTCTGGCTGATGGTCAAGATGCCGAAGATATTCGTGTATATGTGACAGCATATCGTCCACCTGGATCTAATATTAGTGTTTATTATAAGATTCTACATCGCGAAGATAGTGATACATTTGACAAGGCCCGTTATATACCTATGTCATTCACAACGGAAGCAGGATTTACATCATCTACAGCATTTTCAAGTTCTGAAATAATTGATGATTTCAAAGAATATACATTTGTTGTGCCAAATTATAGCAATGATTATATTTCAGGTGCAAATACAACAAATAGTAATATTATTGAATATCGTAATTCGGCTAAATCAAGATTTGTTGGATTTAAATATATGGCCATTAAGGTTGTATTGACAAGTACAACTACTACAAATCCACCAAGACTTGATGACATCAGAGTGATTGCGCTTCAGAGATGAGACCTGAGTTGGTAAAGATAGAAAATGAGCCTGGGTATCTTAAGGATAAAAGTACCCAGGCCATTATCTCTACTGATACTGTAGGGCTCGAAGCATATCGCGCAAAGAGAAAACGTGATATTGAAAATCAAGCGAAATTGGATGAGATAAATAATATAAAGCAGGATGTCGCTGAAATTAAGGACCTGCTACGACAGCTACTCGGGTCCAAGGGACAGTTATAAATGTCTAAAATTGCAAATGTCGCCCTAACCAATACATTTGACACCTGGAGGATTCGTTCCAACCAGGTGTTTACTCGTATGAACCAGTTTGCAATTGATGAATCTAAACTATATGCAAATACACTGACGGCCAATGTTAGATTTGTATCATTAGGTGCAACAAAATTAGGCAATGCAAATAATGATACCACAATAGTCAATGGTGTATTAACCGCAAATGGTAGAGTTAGTGTAGCAACCAATATTACAATTAGTGGTAATACATCAACTAATAAATTAACTGTCACTTCTTCTTTAACATCATCTGGTAATACTACGTTAGGTGATGCCGCGGCCGATAGATTAACTTTAAATAGTAATACTGTATCCATAGGCGCTGCTGTATTGAATATAGATACTGGGCTGCTATTTTTACAAAAGAATGCAAATAGGGTGGGAGTGAATACATTGAATCCAAATACGGCATTTCATGTGAATGGTATTGTTTATGCTAACACAGGTTATAAATTTCCTGATGGTGCTATAATTACAGTACCTTTATATGTTTATGCCTCAAATGGCTCTCAGCTATATCCGTGAGGAATTAAATGGCTAATCCATTAAAAGTTAAATTATCAGGAGCTACATTTCAAGGTCTTCAGTTGATGACCGATGCGGAAATGGATTATGCTGTCGATATAATTCTTAAAGATTTTGCGGCTCTCAATACCGGATTGGGTACTGTCAATATTGATGGTGCAACTGGCACTTCAATTGGCACATTTACTGATACTTCTAGATCAGGTTCTGTTGGCGATCACCCAGTTGCAGATTCTCCAATAACTGTAACAACATATACATTCAAGCAAGATATTACAACTGCGGCCACAGA